TGCGGCAACCAACAACGCGAACAAGGTTGGACCTAATGCGGCAACCAACAACGCGAACAAGGTTGGACCTAATGCGGCAACCAACAACGGACCTAATGCGGCAACCAACAACGCGAACAAGGTTGGACCTAAGGCGGGTATAGGCGGAAACACTCTCCCCCCTAATAAGGCTAACAACAAAGATGTCAATATTGTAGCCAGTCAGATTCTCGATGAGATTAATAAGGACGTGAATGAAGCTGTAGTAGCTGGGGTTAAAAATAACAATGAGTTAAATGCCAATGCTGAATTTAACAAGCAAATGGCATTAAGAACCAACGGGGTTAACAACCGAAAACTTTCTAAAAATAATAAAGCGCTTATAGTGAGTGTTACAGGTGGTATCATTAATAACATCGTGAGGAAGGATATCACTAAAAGAATAAACAGTCGTAATTTAGTCGCAGTGTCTAACAAGAAAAATCTAAATGGAAATGCCAAACTTAACAATATGAACCTAACCAATGTGAACGAGAATTTGATTCGTAGTATCAAGAAGGCTACTACACTTAAGGAACTCCGGAAGATCTATCTTAAGGGTGCCCTAAATCTTCATCCTAACAGGGGGGGAAATATGTACGCTTTCAATGCATTTATGAAAGCTCACGATGAAAAACAAAACCTTTTACAATCCGGAAATACGAAGAGTAATGTTAACTATGTAGCTAATGGAATTATGAAAGAAATTAACAAGGATGTTATTAAGCAAATTGGTAATGGAACCAAAAACAATAAAATACTCGCTATCGCTAATAAACCCATGAACAACAAAAAGAATAATAACAATGGGTTCAATGCCAATGCTGAATTTAACAAGCAGATGGCACTGAGAACTGCACCCGAACCTTCGAAGGCGGACATAAAGTATGTGGCCAATCAGATTCTTAAGAAACTTCAAAATGATATAGAAAATAAAATTTCTACGCACCCCATCTACAATAATTCCAATTCTAACAATAACAACAACAAAAACAAAAAGACTACACGGAATAATCCCCTATTTGAACCAAACATGCAAAATAACCCTATGTACTCTAACAACAACAACAGGAACAGCTTCAATGATGGTCTTCGATTAGGTGCTAACAATAATAATGTGTCTCTTCCATCTAAGAATATCGTAAATGTGAATAACGTCAAGGTAAATGTCAATGATGTACCAAATGAGGTTGAGAAACAAGAGAACAACGTACGCAATATGATCAAGAACTTAAACACCGAGAGGAAGAAGCTCCAAAATAAGATTACGAAGGAACTTAACCTTATACCCAACAATGATGGCGTATTCAAAGAACGTACTGGTCTCACCAAGGGTAGAATCGGTCTTTGGGCCCGTGAATTAAGGCGCGCGGAGACACTCGAGGATCTCAAGGCAATTGAGAACAAACTCAACGAGAAGGTGGTACTTCGTAGAAATATTGAGAACAAGTACACTAAGGCGGGTCTTACCAAAGTTGAAAAGATGAACCACAGAAGGAAGGTTGTCAAGTGGTCGAACAACGCAAAGAAGAGGCGTGAAGAGATTGAGATGCAGGTTAAGAACAAACAGAGCAACAGCAACAATAACAATAACAAAAACTCTGTGATTTCAAACTACAACTCTAACGCTAACAACAACCCCAATAAGGCCAATAAGATGAAGTACAAATCTCGGGAGAACTTCGTGGAAGCTAAGAAGATTGAATTGAGGGAGTTAGCCAAGAAGACCAGCACAAACTTCGGTAGAAACATCAACCGTATGCAAACCCGACAGGATGTGTTCAAGCTTCGTGGCAGGATTAAGGGGGCGATTCGTAGAGATGAAGGCCTAAGTAAACTAGCGAAAAACTAAAAAGTAAGTAAAATGAATCACCCCGACGACGATTGTACCGTGATTACCGACATGCCTCTCAGCGACGAGGTTGTCGGTTTCATCGAAAAGGGTCTTCACCGTGACATGACTGATAAGGACGTCGTGGAATGGTGTGATGATAATCTTGACGATCTTGCTTCCATTTATGAAAAGTACCGAGATACATACTTGTCATACGGACAGGCGGAGATGACTATGTTTTTCACTCAAACTATTTATGGACGAGATGACGCAATTGAGTTGCTTAGTAGTTTTGTAGATTGTCAATAATCAGTTAAAGATATAACCTTCCTTTAAATTAATGAGTACATGTGATGTGTGTTGTGAAAATTTTAACAAGATAAATCACAAAAAAGTTGAGTGCCCTTTTTGCGATTTAACTAGTTGCCGTTCTTGTTCTCAAAAGTATATCCTCTCAACCATAGAAGATCCTCATTGTATGGGGTGCAAAACAATTTGGAACCGTGAATTTGTAGACTCATTTTGTACCAAGTACTTTAGACGAACGGAACTCAGGCGTCATAGGGAAAATGTCCTATTTGAACGCGAAAAAGCTTTGATGCCACAAAGTCAAAAGGAGGTTGAGAGGGTCATAGCCATGCGAAAACTTCGCAAAGAAGCTAGACGCTTACGAGCCTCATTAATTGAACTATACAAAAGACACCACATATCTTTTCCAATTACTGATCAGGATGTACAAAATTATCCAGATATCATAGAGTTTCACCGTGATCTAGAGGCTGTATATATCCAACTAGAACGATTAAGAAATTCTACAGAGTTGTATCATAATGAACCAAGAAAGTTTATACGAAAATGTCCACATGAAGATTGTAAAGGTTTTATAAATGAAGAATACTTCTGTGGTCTATGTAGTAATAAATTTTGTCGTGATTGTAACGAGCTATTAACTGAGGGTCACGAATGTGACCCAGAGACTGTAAAAACTATGAAGCTCCTTAACAAAGACAGTAAATCGTGTCCTAAATGTGGTACAGTCATACACAAGATGAGTGGTTGTTCTCAGATGTGGTGTCCAGACTGTCATACAGCATTTGATTGGCGTACAGGCGAAATTGTAACCGGTCGTATTCATAATCCACATTATATAGAGTTTAAACGCAAAGGTGGAACATCTCGGGAACATGGTGATATTCCCTGTGGTGGTATACCCTCATACAGAGAATTGAGGGAGGCTCGCGCATCAATGAAACTCATGGATTTAGCCTCGTATATATTTTACATGGAGCGTGAAAACATGTATATAGATCTAGACCCTGTAAATAATTTGAGTCTTCGTGTGTCTTATATGCTTAACGAACTTGATGAACATGATTTCAAAGTATTTTTACAGAGACAGGAAAAGTTCAAAGATAAGATGAGAGATCTGTCTAACATTTATGAGATGTTGTCTCATTCGGGTGGAGATCTTCTTAGACAATTCATAATTGAACCTAATCGTGAAGCTGAAATTATGGATATGATCAAAAAGTTACTCGTATATGGAAATGAAGTTTTTGCTAGTATTAGGACTAGATATAACTGTGTAACACCCAAAAATTTTTATATGTAAACAGTAAGATGAAAGGTAAACTGATCATACTTGTGCTCATTCTACTCGTTCTCTACCTATTACCTACTTACCCAGAACCCAGAGTAATGAAAAATTTCATATCAGAAGCAGAAAGACGACATATCATAAGTGAAGCTTCAAAAAGTCTTGAAACATCCACAATCTCACACAACAAAACTGTGAATGAAGGTATCCGTAAGAGTGAAACCGCTTGGTTAAGTAGAGATGACAAGGTTGTACGCAACGTGATCAATAGGTGCTTAAAATATACAGATAGACCCATAACCAATTGTGAAAAGTTGCAGGTACTCAAGTATAAACCAGGTGGTCACTATAAACCTCACCAAGATGCATTCAAAAATGACGACAATATGAGGGTTCACACGTTTATTATAGCCCTAAACGATGGGTACAGGGGTGGTGAAACCATCTTCCCCAATCTCAACAAGACTTATAAACTTGATGCGGGTGATGTACTCTTTTTTGACACAGTAGATAACTACAACTTAATAACTTCCAAATCTCTACATGGCGGGAAGACTGTAGAGGCTGGGGACAAGTGGATCTGTAATTTATGGGTTAGAAAGTACCCCTATGATATCTAATTGCTCAGACTTCTGAGATTGTCTCCTCGGGTCCAAGACTTCTCAATGTATCTCAAGTTATATCCACGATACCATGTTTTCACATGTGGTTCACGAATCACCATTTTTTTGGCTTTTTTACGAGCAAACATTTTAAAGAACGAAGTAATACTCATTTACTCGCTTAATCACCTTCTTCTTTAATTTTGTTTTCATCCTTCTCCTTTTACGATCACGTCGTTTCTTTCTTTTTGTGGTCTTTTCTTCAACTCTTACAACCATACACAGTCGTGGACGGATTTTGAAAGGAAATTTAATCTTGACCTTTCGTTTAATCCGCATAATGTGTTTATATATCAAAACTTTAATATAATGCTTATTATAGATGAGTTCATATTTGGAGTTACCGACATACATTTATGATCAAATGACACCAGAAGAAAAGAAGGTATTTCTGGGTAACATTAAAGAACCCGCCGTAATTCGTGGAATGTTTAAACCTGAGGCGAGTAAAATGAACATAGAACAGATTTCTAAATTATTCGGTAACGTCACATTACCTGTAGAAATTTACGATACCCACAAAACAACAACCACAGAGGCTGATACGGGAAGAAGTACCGTACCTGAATTATTTAATCACTGGAAAAAAGATCAACTCCCTCGTTTATATTGCGCAGAGGTGAATCTATTTGAACAAATGATACCTAAGGTTAAACAAGAAAGATTACTCAAAGCCTTGCATAACCCAAACATAGATCCTAGAGAAGTCAAAGCCCTCATGTTATATCTAGGTAAGGATCATGCGAGTGGATTGCATTTACACATCAATTCAGATTTTATCCTAAATCAGTTATTTGGTACTAAAACGGTATACATTTTCAATAACTACGACAACCCTAATATCCATAAAAATAGCACATTCAATAATTATAGGTCAAACATAAGAGTAAATGCTTCTAATTTTGCTAAGGAAGATTTCTTTAGTTTAGACCATAGCAAAATGAAAATACATAAGGTAACTCTTCAACCCGGTGATAGCCTTCTAATCCCACCTTGGTCATGGCATGCCACCCAAGGACATGGTGTTAATATGTCCATCACCCAGATATTTGATAGAAGTGATCTCACTTATCTGTTGACAAATCCAAACTTAATTTTGGATTATATATCCGAGTATCACCACATAATACTTTCTATATTGTTAGTTATTATTGTTATTCATTATATACGAAGGCGTAACCGTTAGATAGTAACCTCACCCCTCTCAATAAGCTTCTTACGGTTTGTCATGTGAAGGTCTTGAACTAGAGCCTTGTTCTCAGCACCGTAAGGTACCGCGTAGCCCTCGTCACAAAGCCACTTGTTCACGTTGGTCCAGATACCATCCTCGTATACCCAAACCTCTGCGAGAACGCGACCAAACTTACCTCTAGAGTCAGCTTCTGGACACCTGAGTTCGATTTCAATGTCATCATTCTCAGATGCGACGGCCTTCATACACCACTCCTTCAGTTTCTTCTTGGAGAGGAGACCAAACTTCTTTTCCTCGGCGTCAGAGGTACGAGACTCGGGTGTGTCAATTCCTAGCAAACGAACACGCTGTTTCGTGCATACATCGAAACCGAGATCGATGACTACATCAATTGTGTCACCATCGACCACCTTCTCGAGAGCAGAAACACGATACTTGTAATTACAGGCTTCAACGTTATAGGGCATCCTATAATTATATATGAACTTAAAACTTTAATACTCACTTATAATAATGAGGTGCGTAGCTTACTCATCAAACGACTCATACAAGCACCGTTTAATTAAGACCAGTCGGAACGTTCTCAATGAGGTATATGAAAAGAAAGTGGTTGAGCACCAACCGAAGAGGGTGGATAATATGAGGCTTCGTCTACGCTTTAAAGAAGCAATACAAGAAGCTCAGGAAATCTGCCAAGAGGAGGGTGAGAAGTCCAAAAAATGCCACCTAGCTTGGTACGAGGTAGACGAACTAGAGGATGCCATGTCTAGATATTATCCAGATCAAAGGTGATTAGAGGTGGCTCATCCTCATACCCATAGAAGCGTATTGTTATTCCAAGTATCTTTCTCAATTTTTGATTGAGTTTCACATTAATGAGTCGTTTCCAGGTATTCAGTGTAGATTCAAAATATTCAAGACCATCTTCACTAAATACCATTTCTCGTAACTTGGGTTCTTGTCTAAAATCATTCATGATTCTATTTACTCCCGAAGGAAGTGGGATATTACCCCTTTCAACGGCATCGAGTATGTCAATTACATAATAACCGTGTGCGTCACATATTATGTTTGTTTGCATAGTTGGAAAGCATACGATAAACGCTTCAAAATCTTGATTACTTGGAAGTGTTACAAAAACGGAGTCTTTGTTATAATCTATTTTATTTGGTTTAATGGCACATGGATGTGTATGATAGGAAATGAGAGCTGGCCAAACTAATTCTACTGTTCTTAATTCTACCCTATCTCTATCCCTCGAAGTTACAAAACTAGGTTTACTAAACACGGCTAAATTCTCTACAACTTTACAGTCTACATTACCCGCATATTCCCACTTTTTCTTACACGATAAGTCACTTATATGTTTTAAATCTTTCACAACTTCACGTGGTAACTTTATACATTTCCTATTAAACATGAGTGGGCGGATGATACTCGCCATTCCCTGATATACCTATAGAACTTATTTGGTCTTATTCTTAGACACGACCAAACTTTTAATGTCGGGTGGGAAATTTAAGAAGTATTTTCTTCTATTAGTAGAATTTTGTGCCGCAAAACGGGTTATTCCATTGATGTTTTCTCCAGCTATGAGGGCGCGGATATAGTCCATGAAAGTCACATAGAATGTTGTACATACACCCCGGTTGTTATCCGCTTGTAAGTTGGGACCATTGTAGTACCTAACCGTGAAGTTTGTACCCCATAAATCTTTGATGATTGGTACTATCTTTTGACGCATAGTAGTACCCCAAATGGTACTCCTAGAGGCCTGACCATGGGGATCAAATACCCACATTCTAAATTCACCCGTGTATACAGCTGGGTCAACTAAGACGCTAACGGCGTGTGCCTTGTCCACATCCCTTATACCAACCATGAAAAAGTGAACTTGTTTGCCCACGGAAATTCTAGAAGATGTGTTTGCTACACCACGATGGTTCAATATTTTGGATATGTTCTTCAGTATACCGTATTGGTCAGTGGCAATAGTGTAGTCTAAGAAAGCTGAAACTACACTCGCATTGTCAAATCTTTCTTGTGCTCTTTGCATGTACCGTGGAATACCCGCATATCCACAACCCATACCCGTCCCAATTACTATATTTGGTAGATTGACCTGTCTTTTTCTGTACCCCCGTGCTTGATTGTTATTACTGTTACTGTTACTATTAGCACTTTTACGCTTCTTCTTACGAGTGGGTGCCGCATTAGCCATGACAACATTTCCATTATTGTTTTTATTCGTTATGTTGAGTTTATTTACCCGCTCTGTAATGTTGTTTAGATTTCTATTAAGATTGATTTTTTGAATATTTCTCAGTAACCGATTAGCTTCATTCGCCAATTTCTTAGTCTTTTCTTCCTTGTATTTTGGAATCTTGGACTTGTTGAGATCTTTCCAAGCTTTTTGAATTTTCCTGGCAGCTTCTTGTTGGCGCTCGGACGCGATAGATATATTTTTCAATTTCTTCAACGCTCGCTCCAATTTAAAGCGTCCGGTATTCAACGCAGCTTGACGACTTACGTTACGTAACCTGGCTTTCATATTCTCTAATTTGTTGTTGTTGCTCTGAGACATCTTAACATATATAGAGAAAATTAACTACTTCATCATATATGGCTTCCTTAAGTGTGGAAGATATGATGAAGGAGGTGTATAAGGAACTTGGTCCAGGTTATAGTGAGAGGGTATATCATAACGCCATTGAAGTTCTCCTACGGGAGAAAAAGATCCCATATGAATCCGAACGTCATATTTTGGTTAGGTTTAGGGGACATGTAATTGGACAGTTAAGAGCTGATATTATCATAGATAGCAATACAATACTAGAACTAAAAGCGATCAAGACTCTGACTGATGGGATGGAGCAGCAAGTTCAAAAGTATCTTGACTTGACTGGGTGCTCAAGGGGCTATCTGGTGAACTTCCCCCTTCAACCGGATCGGGAGGTTGAGGTTCGAAAGATTGAAGTAAAGTCATCAGTGGGAGAACTCTCCAAAGTGTTCGATAGAATGTACGATCATCATCGTAATGTCTCTGCGGATCTAACACAGCTCCTTCCAGGAACTCATGAACCAGTTTCAGATGATGCTTAGCTTGATTTACACAATGTTGAATCGCTGGATCTTGGTACACGCGATCTAGATAAGAAAGTATCTGTGGACGCGCACTTTCAATTTCGTATAGCGCGAGAAGAAGCTGTTGGTCATCGGAAGTCATTGTTTATGCTTAGAATCTAAGCTTTAATGCGGCACTTAAGTGCGAAAAATATGATCCAAGCCATGATAACATCCACACTGTAATGCGCCCTCGTAGAAATCGTCGTAAGGGACGAAAGTATGGGGTAAATTGGGAACATACCGTTCTTCAAGAAGTACGAAGTGACTATATTAAAGGTGGTGTGTCCAGAGAACATGTAGTCGTTACAATTGGAGAGTGGGTTACCCTCCTTACAGGGATTTGCCTTTGCACGCGGAAATTGCGTCATTATATTAGAAAGAGCCCTCATAAAGTACATAGTCGTTAGGAATGAGATGTATCCATTTTGATTTATCCTGTTCCAGTTAAGTACGACAAGAATGAGAGGCGCTATCAGTGTGACATCATGAAGGAATTCATATTTGGTGAGGTCGGGTAAAATCTCAAATCCGACATCTCGGATTTGTCCACCAAACCCCTCACCCCGTGCCCTAGAAATGAATCTTCCCACGAGTGAATTCATTAAAAGTGCTATTCCTAAGAGTAGCCACATTTACAATACTCAAAGAAGTTTTTCTTTGACCCAATCTCTATCCTCTTTAAAAATTTTGGACAACCTGGGATCCTTGTTTTTAAAGAGTACCATGAGTGCATTGAGTCTACGAAATAACCTCAAAGGTGATTCACCTGAACGGAATACACGCATGAGTGCCCGATGTCTAGAAAGTTTGGTCTTCCTTTTGACATCTACGTACCCGTGGCGGCTGAGGTACCCATTGGTACTGATCATGAAGACGACTGTCATATCTATTATACAGTGGGAATAAATTCCCAAGAAAGGGATGAACAAATCTTTTTCCATATAACATCTTGTTGATAGAGTTTTTCTTTTGATTTTAGAAGTGGAAAATACTGCAGATACTCATCTTCACCCAAAAGTTCACAGAATTTGTAGAGTACAAATGAATAGCTTAGAAAGTTCTTGCGTTCTGTTGGGCAGTTGTCGTCAAATGGTTTTTGAATATCTTTGAACATCATACGAAGACATTCTTCCAACTCTGCCGGCATATTTGGAGGTTTGATACCATTCAAAATATTCGTAATATATGGCACGTGTTCATAGTACTTATTAAGACGAAGCTTCTTAAGGAGACCTCGTATTTTAGCGTGAGTAATTTCGTCTAGCTTCTTAATTTTTATCTTCTTAAGTTCCGCCCTAAGTTGATCCATAACTTCTGGAGGTATAGTTGTCGTTTCTTGTGCCTGGAATTGACTGAGCCATTCATTGAAGTGATTTTCACGCTTGTAGGAGTAGTTTACAATTTTGTCCGACGTTTCTTGTTCTTCCCGATATGTGAGTTCTTGGTTGATGTAGGCAGCTACAACCCTACCACATCCATCGCATATCAAATCACTTGTATCGACGACTAAAATTATATTACTGTACTCACAGTGTTGACATGTCTCAACCGTTTTCTCTACAGATCTAGTTATGTTTTGTTTTTCAACCTCAACCAGATAATCTGTGAAAATATCTTTCCTAGCTAGACCCACCGTCTCTTTGACATTGAACACATTATCTGTGTGGGTCGTTTCATTTGATTGTGACATATGTCTTTCAATAAAGGGTATACATTTGATCATATAGTCGGACATCTCCGTCTCATATTTTTTTTTATTTTCAGGATCATTTTTTATTAGTTCAGTCCATTCCTCTACCTTGTTGTTATACCGGCTTAAAAAATTACCTTCCATATCTATATAAAGATGCTACTTAAATTTTTAAGTACTCTTTACTATCTTTATAAAAAACTTGTTACTCCAAATGATTACACAATTGTGTCGGAAGAAATTGAATATAATTTAAACAATGACATGAAATATCTAGTTGAGGACGAATTTTGGGAGAAGGAAAGTAAAGACTGGGATGGCATTCTTGATCAGTACTACGTTGATGTCACAGGCGAAGACTTCAGGAACACTACTATTCCTCAAAACATTGAAAAGATCATTCTTCGGGTCAAGTATTATTTCAACGGTCGTGTATACACAGCTATATCTAATGACATAAACTTCCGACCAGGAGAAAAAGAGGATGGTATGAATTTTCATATCCCTTTGAGTAGTGTTTGGATAGTTGATCACAATGAAAAACCTGTACAAAATATTACTGAAAAGGTGAAACGTTATGCGGGTCCAAGAAATGACTTTCACGGTGAAAAAGTTCCACTCGAAGATTTTTTATACTATGAGCCTGAATATCTAAACGATGAACTCCCCAATGTCATTTTAACAAACGGGATTGGTATGAAAAAGGTAGTTTCAACGACAACTGGGTTTATTACTGATCTTCAGATACCTTAGTGGCTAGGTAAAATTTAAGCTCTCCCAAATTTGCAACATTGTATTTGAGAATTAAGAATCTATTACCCGTTTCTTGTATAATTTGCACAGACGCACACATACTCGTCGCCTTTGTAAAGATATTCAAGTATTTTAGACTGTAAAGACCTGTGATGTGAGGACTTTCTTCGGGGCACTCAATGGAAGTCTCTTGATTAGCGAAATCACCGTTACATGTGAGATGTAACATCTTACCTTCCCTCTTAATCTCAATTTCTGTACCTAGATTGGACATATCGCGGCACAGTCTTTGGAAATCGGCGGAGGGTAGAGTGGTAATCGTTGACATCATGACATCTGGGACTTCTATTCTATTCTCGTTAATATCCAAGAGCTTGAGTTGAAACTTAGTGCTCGTTTTCTTAGCCTCACTTATGATTTCAATATCCATATATTCCTTGGAATTAATCTCAAGTTTAATGACATCATTATTGGTTATCGTTTTCATGAGCTTAAATGTATTTGAAATATTGATACCAGCTATAATTTCTTCCTGATCACATTGATACTCTTCAAAGTTATCAGCGGCTAAGAATAGATCAATGAGAGATGTTCTCGCTGTGTCTAGGGTAACTATGTACATCCCCTGTGGACGGAAATAGATATTCACGTCATTAAGTATATCCTTCAAAACCTCAAACGTAGACTTAAAGGCTGAAGCTTGTATAGAAACTAATTTCATGACTACTCGAAAAACGCGCTACATCTTTAAATCTGTATACACCTCACCCTTGGATACATCGCGGTTTATCTTCTCTTCAAGTTCTTTAGTTATTGCTGGTTGGAGTGATTGTCCATAATTATCCAGGTAAAACATACCAGGATCTCTATCGTTTCCATTTATTGACGTCATCGTAGAAAAGCCACCACCAAAACCGGCGTGTTCAATTTCCTTTTTAGGTAGAAGAGAGTCCAACCAATTCTTAATTTCTCCACCTACGAGAATCTTTCCGTTTTTCGTGAGCATCGTTGGTACCCGACTTATCTTCGTTTTATACTGGGGAGGTATACCCTGGGTATTTACATTATGATAATGCACAAGCTGCTTCAATTGTGGCTGACCATTGATGTACTGGACGATATCCATAGAATGCTTACACCTTGGGCTATATATCAACAGAGACATCTAATAGTATAGGGGTATTTTGTAAAAAAAAATTAACGCATTATAGTAAAGATGGATTTACTTAAGGTCATCATCGGTATTTCACTTGTTCTACTCATCCTGGCTATGTTCAGGCGTGAAAATTTCACTGAGACCTTTGGATTCTCAGGCTACAAGAAGCCTATTGATTACGTTAAGCTTAACGACCCCAGACCAGACTTATCTGGATACTCTCAAATTCAGGCTAAGATTGACCATGATGTCATGGAGGAACTTGTTATTAAAACGAATAAGGAGCTTAACAAGCGCCTTGGATTCTCTACCTACATTATTGAGACTCAATCTGTTAACGTGTACGAGGATACTACCAGTCAGCTCTACGAAGCTACTTTCATGGTGATTCGTAACGATGGATTCTCCTTCGGTTTCGCGGTAACTGCCATTTTCATTGTTGATGGTAAGAAGCTCAAACTGAAATCTCTTCATTCTCAACCCCTGAGTGATCAAGCCCCGGATAATGTTAAGATTTACACCAGGAGTTCTAGGGGTAAAGAGTTCGTTGATTACAAGTTAGTCAAGGAAAGTGCCGTACCTAATGTCAGTGAGTTAGATTTGATAAAAAATAAGTTGAGCTAATTGTAATGATCAACATCAATGATATAATAAAAATTGATGAAAAAAAGAAGCGAATAAAAAAGGAAATCTACACAAAAATTTATGAACAGTTTACTTCAAAAATTAAACAGTGTGTAGAACTTGGTCATAAACAGGTATTCTTAACAGTGCCAGTAGTTTTGATAGGATACCCAGTCTTTGATAGATCAGCAGCTGCACGATATGTAGCGAGGCAGTTCCAACTTGGTGGATTCACTGTGCAAATAGTAAGTGAATTTGACATCTATGTATCTTGGGTGGTTCCTAAGAAGAAGAAGGAGCGTGAAGAGACTGAAGAGGAGGTTGCTTTTCCAGACTTGATGAATCTCAGGAAGATGGCTAACAAGTACAGGAGAGGTGCGTAGTAAAGTTTGATTTTTTAAACCCACTTAATCATAAATGGATAATTTGAACGTGCTCGTCGAAGCCAAGAAGGAATACCTCGGGCAAATGTGCATTATTATGTGTCCACCTATGATTGACGTTTTCAATGATATATACACTGAGGCTCATACCATTTCGAAGGGAAAGAAGCATCTTATGATGTTCCAGAAGTTACTCCAAGAGGTGCCCAACTGGTCTAACGCCATGTCTAAGTCGCATTCGGATAACATTACTAACCGCTGTGCTTGGTTTAGTGATCTTTTAGCGGCTGTTTTTGTTGCTTGTACTAAGATTTTGTCTTCTGTTCGTCTCAAGTCTGACAATAAGAAGATCTCCTTAAAACTCCCAACAAATGAGGTTTTTATCCAAACCTGCTACAACAATATTGCGAAGGACCTCTACCGTGATCCCTATGTGTTCCATGAAGATCAGAGCATTTACCACCGAGATGAGAAGTTAACTGGTCGCTTCTGTGCGTGCATTGAGAACTCTGTGAAGGAGTTAATCCCAGTTCAACAGATTTTACAGACCTACATGTCGCAAGATTCTAGGGATATTGATCTAGATGGTGAGGTTCAAGACACTGAGGATCCCGATGTCTTTGATGGAGAGGGGGGAGAAGATCCCATGGGGGAGCCCGAACCCTCGCCAGAGGAACTTCAGGAAAATCAACCCATGGAGAACCCTATGGAGGAGCAAAGTGATCCAAATGGTTTTAACAATGAATTCAAGACGGTTCCAGGTGTTCCCGATCCCGTGGAAGGTGGTCAGGGTGGTGAACCACAGGGTGAACCACAGCCTCAGCCAGAAGATGATGTTTTATTCGGAGACGCCCCAGATTACCGTACAAAAAAAGTTGGTTATAATTAAATGGAACTCTCCGACTATTTACGCGACCCAGTATACGCGGCCCTAATTGCCGGAGCCACAACCGCGGGTTACATTCATCTTAAGGCGTATTTAAACAATGAAGGTAAATTAGAACTTAACCAATACACCAAACCAGCCGTACTTGTCGCAATTCTTGTGTACGTGATTGTACTTAATGGTCTTGGTCAAAAGGAGGCTATTTCTAATGACCCTTTCTAACTTAAAGATTACACTGTACTATTAAGAAAATGGCGTCCGTTAGTGCATTTAATGACATGATGGGTCAATTTCTTGTGGAATTGCACAAGACTTTTCCAGATGAAAAAAGCATCAAGAAGATGTTGACTTCGTTCGACCTTCTTAAGAGTACAAACCCCAGGCTTCTGGTAGACGGTTTTATGCAAAGCGTAAAGCCTCATGCGGACATGGTTTCCACTAAGAATGAGAAGTTTATCATTGTTCACTCCAAGGATATTGATTTCCTCTCGGGGATTGATATTACTCGTCTGTGGAAGAAGATGAGCGACGGCACCAGGGATGCAGTTTGGCAGTATCTCCAGACTCTATACATTCTAGGAACTACTATTCAGTCCGTTCCCGAGGATACCCTTACCGCCATCGAGGCTATGGCCAAGGATGTCGCTGAAAAGATGCAAAACAGCGACGGTGATATTAACCAGGATGCTCTAATGAAGATGATGGGCTCTATGTCTGGTATGATGTCTGGTCTCCCAAAAAAATAAACCTCATCTATATTAAATGAAAGTTTGGTTCGAAGATCCTAAACAGCTCGTAAAAAATACAAAAATTTTGGAGTTCTGGCCTAACAGCAAACAAACACCAGAGGATAGGATCAATTCGGCATCTCGATTCATCATTTACACCATGTGTGTGTTATTTGTGATTCGTCGTGATCCCAGGATTTTCGTTTTGGGTGTAACAATGTTGTCTATCATTTACGTTATGTACAAGGCGAAGCTCATTAAGGAACCATATGGTTCTACGGAGAAATACTCCGTTTGCCAGAAGCCTACTAAGGAGAATCCCCTTGGTAACGTTCTTATGACTGACTACACAGATGCCCCAAATCGTCTGGAGGCTTGCTATTATGCTACAGCTCAGCCTTTAATTAAAAAGTTCAGTAGTGACACAGTTAATTATGATATGGGAAGATCCCGTTCAGCACTTCCCACATACAAGAGAAATGCTTTTGAACGCCAATTCGTGACTGCACCAGTATCGAAAATTCCAGGCGATCAAACTGCATTCGCGGAATGGCTGTATGGTCCCAAAAATGGACCCATGTGCAGGAGTGACACGAAGTTTTGCAATCCCGATGCAAGGGGTGTTCAATTAGAGGCGTTCGCAGGACTTGGTTCCGACGGGGATATCAGGGGTCTCAGAGGTGGTGGTCGTGTGAGAGGAGGTGGCGGAACTTATAGTTAGATTAATATTCTTATGTAATAATAAATGGCGTATCAGCTCCAACCTGGTCTTTCTATTGTTGACAACAAAGGTGCTCTCCCATCTGTCGGCGCCACCGATGAAATTTTTGTTTACCCTCAGCCAAGCCACTTGAATAGTGGTTCCAGCCGCCCAAATACCATGTTATATGGCACTGCGCCATATATGGCCGGAAAGGGTGCTCCCGCGAAATACATAGATGCGAGTGATGAACTTAGACCTCAGTCTACTTCACGTTTCAATAAGACTATCGTTCAAACCTATGAGCGTAATCTCTTCCCTCTCAATAATATGGAATGCAAGACTCCTCTTCGCACCATGAAATATGAACCCGCCAGTACCCGTGCCGATCTCCAAAACGGTCTTTTTCAGAAAAGGTACGTTAATAAAAATGTCAGTAAGAAATAAGAATGGCTGATCCTATTTCTCTATTAGCCGTAGCCGGTCTCGTATATGCTGGAAGGACTTTAAGTACTACAGATAAATCTAAGACTGAAAATTACAACCCAGAACCAAAGGTTCGTAATACAAACGACGGTATGGGTGCAGCTCAACCATCTTTCAAACAAGATGATTTTATCTCCCGAGTTCAGGTACTTTCCAAACAGGAAATGAAAAGTTTCGCCGATGTTAGTCGTCAACAAAGAAGTGCTGGTCAAGAGGTCTTAAATATGCGTGATAGAATGTTTAATCATGGTCATATGAATAATCTTTCTCCAGTTGAAAAGCAGCTCGTTGGTCCAGGTTTAGGTGTACATGCGAGTGTACCCGCAGTCGGTGGATATCAACAGATGTTTAGAGTCAATCCCGTAAATGTTGGTGAGTACCGTTTAACAACTTTACCAGGCCGTTCTGGTCCAGCTGTGGATATCACAGGTGGTCGCTCGGCTAAGGTTGGGCAACTTACCCACAATAAACCAGAGACTACAGCCTATTTACCTACTCGTTTACCTACCATGGCTGGACGCGCTCAGGGAATGACGGGTGTTGTACCTCGCAACGAACACGAAAGAACCAAGAGAACCACTAACCGCTCTGAAACTGGTTTACGTAACGATGGTCTCGGATACAATGGCGCGAAGCGGGTTGTATCTGCACAAACACTTGCACAAGATCCCACTCGTTTCAAGGCTGATCGTAATGATGAGCAGTACAGATACAACAACCAGCCGGCTCCAGGTATTCACAGTTTCCATGGTGCATATGCGACTGGTGCTGCTAGCCGGGTTGCTGCTAAGACGAATGAGGAACTCATGAAATACGGATTCCGACCCGAAGACCGTCGTGGAAAGCCAAACAGACCTGGAAACGCTGGTCGTATGAACGTAAGAGAAAGTGCTTTGAAGCAGGGTGGTGCACTCACCGCTGTCCGCAGCGACACTTCCCGTATTGATGGTCGTGTAAATGCAGCAGATGGTGCGTGGACTCAAAACTATCAGAACAAACCCTTCCACCAGTTCAACCCTTACAAAGGTAACGAAAACCCCAACTCCAAGAATCTTGGTATTGCTGCCAAGCAGCTGGAGAACAACCCCCTTTCGCATGCCCTTTACCGTTAGATCTTTGTCTCATAATTTGTTGAAAACAATCATTAAAATATTGTGCCTATATTTTAATGAAGGTTCATAGTCTTGTCGTACATTCAGGGCGCCGTGAAACCGCCTTGTATCCTCTTCCTAATAATTTTGAAGTAGAGTTGGATAATCCTATTTATGATGTTTCGGAAATTAAGTTGGTGTCGTCACAACTTTATGTTAAAAATCAGAGTTCTCAAACGGCACCGCATATGATTGTGAAAATTACTGTTGGTTCTGACGAATTAAGTCAAAGTCTTACTACTTCAAATGTAGAACCACAATTTACTGGAATAATATTTACACCTTCATCTTCCGGAACTATATTTACACACAGTGGTTCCGATGACCCTGTTGTACATCGTTTTCATACGGGAAACATCAAAATGATAAACAGGCTCAAAATAGAGTTACTATATCTCCGAACAACAAACGGATCTGTGGACTCTTTACAACCTTATTCCCTGGGATCTACTGAAAATCAAACGTTTAAGTTTGAAATAAAGGGGTCTACTGATAAACTTGAGGGTTTAACAAAGGTATCACTGGATAAATTTGCAAAGAAAATGAAAAATAAGAAGGAAAAGAAGAAAGATGAGAGTGTAAAGAACCTGGGAAATGAGATTCTTTACAATCAAGAAGTCTATATCTATATAGGTATCATTGCCTTCTTTGGTATTGTATTGATGCTTTTGATGGAAGGAAGTCCACCTGTTCCACCACCCACTTAGCGGGTAATGGCGTAGACGGGTTGAGCAGGCTTCGAGACGCGAGTAGACACAGTGGAGATCATCATGTAGACCGCAATGGAGAGGAGAGTGGTGAGCACGGCAGTGAGCGCGTACTGGGCACCACCGTTCTTGGGCACCTTAATAACTTGGTTGATGATGAAACGAACAACATCCATCCAGGACATAGCCGCAGCGAAAGAGAAGCCAGCAACGATAGCGTTGAGGGACTGGGTCTCAAGCTCCTGGGTAACAAGGGTTACAGTTTGCATAGCCGCCTTCATTGTAAGTAGTATACTATAGGTAGGGAAAATTATTCATTCTGGTAGTAATTCCTCTTTTTCAATTTTTTTATATTTGGTTTTTTTTAGAGTTTTTGAATTCGCGAAGAGTTGATCGTCCCCTGATATATCTCCGCTAGAGCTACTCTCTGAATCGTCTTCTTTGCCAAAAACATGTAACTTCATATCAGAATCAGTGAAATTCCAACCTTCAGGCTCCCATGTGCTCATTACTATTAATAGCATTTTTTAACATCTGTTCTGTCGGATTTTGAGGTTCCCATGTATTCCAACGATCGTAAGCTTCATTTATCTGTAAATAAATGGGGTTGTTTCCTGAATATCTCTCAAATGGAGGGCAGTCTTCGGGGTCGACGGTGGGCATCTCTTCATCCTCCTCTTCGTCTTCGTTATCAACCTGTTCGTAGATATCCGGATAAATAGAACCAATATCTTCACCGACTCTATACATTGCGCAATACTTTGTTGCATATTCCACGTCTTCTGGAAGAAGAGTGTCTCGTCCACAAGCTTTGGAATATTCACATGCAAGTGTTATACCTTTTTCCATAACTGGAAGAAGAATGTTAGTCATTGTTTGAATGTATTGTTCTGCCATCCTGTCTCCAGCATCACCAAAACCAGTTTGCATGTTCATTTTAGTATATGTACGTAAAAGAGTTTTGCTAATATTACTTCGGTTCAGGATGTGAGTAAAATTTTGGTAAATAAAACGAAACGCTATACTAGAATGAATCTTCAGTTGAGGAAGTTCAAACCTGAGACAATCAGTGATGACCGGGTTTGTGTGTTCATTGGGAAACGTAATACAGGTAAATCAACCCTCGTCAAAGATATTATGTTCCATAAGAAACACCTCCCGGCGGGAATAGTGCTGTCTGGAACAGAAGAGGGTAACCATTTTTATTCAGACTTTATCCCAGATTTATTCATTTATGGTGACTACGATAGAGAGGCAATAGAAAGAGTGATGTCTCGGCAAAGAAGGTTGGTTGGTGCGGGTAAAGACAATTGTGGTGCCTTCATGTTATTGGACGACTGTATGTATGACTCCAAGTTCCTTAAAGATACATGTATACGTCAGTGCTTTATGAATGGTAGACACTGGAAGATATTCTTCATGCTCACGATGCAGTATGTAATGGACTTACCCCCAGCACTTCGTGCGAATGTTGATTATGTTTTCATCTTGAGAGAGAATATCATTCAAAATAGAGAGAAAATTTACAAATCCTTCTTTGGTATCTTTCCTTCGTTTGATATGTTTTGTAAGGTAATGGATGCTTGTACTGAAAATTATGAGTGCCTCGTATTAGATAATACGGTTAAGTCTAACAAGATTCAAGATTGTGTGTTTTGGTACAAAGCAACTGTTAGGAAGGGTTTCAAGGTTGGTAGCCCTCAATTGTGGAGCATGCATAAGAAGATGTACAATCCAAAACACGTTAATCAAACGGAGCAGGATGCCAAAAAGGCAACGAAGAAAACCAAACTCACGATTACTAAAAAGAAATAGGCGCGTCACTAGAACTTTAAGAAAACATTTGAATATATTAACATGGCTTCTGAACACGTCCCCACTATGAACCTTTTTGACGATGGTGAAGGCATGGTACCATTACATATCGGTGATAAACCTTCTACAGCGTTTAAAACACCTGAAAAAAATATGAGTACAAATAAAGACACTATGGACTCTACTCCTATTAATGATATTATGATGGAGCCTCCTATGCTTACCGAGGACCCCAGGGTACAGGGTGTTATGCCCCAAATGGTTGCCGCTCAACCTCAAGCCGCTTACCCCGCTCCCACCAAGACTAAGGAGGAGGCTCCTGAGAGCAAAAATCCTCTTAACCTTACTGATGATCAGCTTACTGCCCTCATCGTGGCTGCTTGCACTGCTATTGCTGTCAGCAAGCCTATTCAGGATAGACTCGCCACCTCTATCCCCAAGTTCCTTAACGAACAAGGGGGTAGAAGTATGGTTGGTTTAGCCACTACTGGCGCCGTGGCTGCTATTATCTTCTTCTTCACGAAGAGCTACATCATCAAGGCTTAAGCATTTGGTTGCATCATGTTGTTATAGATGGAATCATCTACACCACTGAAATAAGTGATCAATGCACCACCAATGAAAGCACCAGCTAAAACAAAGTTCAACTCCAAATGCTTCCTTCTATCGCTCTTATGAAAATTCTTGACTGTATCCTTGGAGCGCTTCCACCATTCGTTAATAGCGAAGGTGATAATGAGCGCGAAAAGAGTCGTCGTAGCAAAGAAAGAGCGATCGACTGCAAGACGGGGGATGTCACCGACGATGGCGCGAGCGGCGTTGGGAATGACAAGAGTTAAGAAGATGAGATTAGTGTAGTAGTTATCGGTGTGCTTGGGGACCTGTGTAATAGCGTAGAACACAACCCAAGAAAAAATCGCTGCTAAGAGATCATTAACAGGAGTTTGCATTTATCATATTACGAGATTTTATTTATCCTGAATGTATTGACCACAGAATTTGGTCTTGTCTGGTAATCTATTGTAAATCCCTATAGATTCACATATCCCTCTCAACTCCATAAAGTTGTTCCAGAAGTTCTCGGAATGGGTCCATTCAGGTACCGTACTGTGAGCAAGCTCGTGAATTAAAACGTGCATAATCTCATTGACATCACCATCTATACATATAGTTATGTCAGCCCCCTTGTTAACATTGTAGCCCACTGTCCCATACATCATCTTAAGCGCCGTCAGTGGTATGGGGTTTACCAATATACTAAACTTCTCATTGTTTGTTTTCTCGAGGTGTTCTCTGAGAACACGATACCTCCTCTTCACTTCAGTGAAGTTCTCTGGTTCACGGATCATGAAAAGTATGATTAGGTTGATCACGATCAATACGATAAAAGGTATCATCTGTTATAAGCAAAGATAAATTTACTGTACAACTCTGAGATTGGGTTACCTTGGAGACCCTCCCAAAGTTGTAATTTGAAACCAAGCTCCTCCAGATGGGTCACCAAAAGATCTTTGTACCCGACTGGTTCAGCCTTTGGACCCTCTGCGTAGTACGGAGTATCAGTCAGGTGTACAAAAAGCTTCTCCCCAAACCCACCATTCCCATGATCTTTGAGTTTAAAGAAATTCCCCATATCATCCTGAAGTGGTGTCTTGAAGATAATCTTTTCCGAATCTGGAATAATACCAATCAAAAGTCCACCTGGTTTTACGCGCTTCTTAATCTCATGGATGGAACTGAAGAAGAGATCTCTCGTGGCGAAGATGTAGTGGAGTGAAAAGTTGAAACAGACGACATCAAATTTTCGTTTTGGACAGTTGTGTATATCACCCTCATAAAAGTTTACACGCATATGCATGTTCTTAGCTCTAGACCTGGCTTCAACGAGAGCCGAGGGTTCTGGATCACACATGTTTATATTGGCGCCACACTTATGCCATTTCTGTAAATCACCCCCAAAGCCACACCCAACATCAAGGATGTGATGACCACTCTTTGTCACACTTTGAATGAGTTCCCTCTTGGCATCGTTATGATTCTTACGAATCTCTTCCATTCTTAATTTATGAATATAATCTTTAAGATTGTAGTTTACTTAGGGCTTAAAGTTTAGAAGCATTCAATGATTATAATGTCTCTTGAACAAGATTACACTACTGTCCCCGGTCAGATTTTCGCATGCCTTTCTATTGTCGGGCCGGAGTGTCCACAGAAGAATGATAAGTTTGGTATCAAAATCCGTGGTGCGTTCGCTACCCGTGATGAAGCGGCCAACCACGCCAAGCGTCTACAGAAGGAGGATCCAACTTTTGATATTTACGTCGTAGATATGTACAAATGGCTCCTAATCCCTCCAGATTCTTCAAAGATTGATGATGTTCATTATACCAATGAGAAACTTGAAGAAATCATGACCGGTTATAAGGAGAACCAAGCTCAGGCTGCCCGATTGTTCAATGAACGTAAGCAGGCTATGATTGATAAGAATGGTTACACACCGGGTGATGATAACTCTAGGTTTTACACTAAACCAGATGAGGCTCCAATCTCTCACCCAGCTGAGGTTCTTGAGCGACTCAAGAAGGAAAAGCCTGACGCCAACATGGAGGATCTCGTCAAGGAAGCTGATGCCATAGTCGCGGCAGAAGTAAAGAAGCGTCAGAAGGAGCGCGAGGAAGCTGCTAAGGCTGCTGAGCTTAGTGAGATCAAGGAGGAGGATTCTACAGAGGCCAAGATCGAAGAAACTAAGGATGAAGGTGAACCCGAAGTTTCTTCCAAGTAAATAATTTTCATAACTAATATTAAATGATTAGCATTATCGTAACAATCATTCTCGTAAGTGCTTTTTTCATTTTGTTTTTTGGAGGATTTAGTCCAGAAAACAAAAAGAAAAAAATTAAAAAGGTAAAAAAGCCAGAAGCCAGTACCAGTGCTGGATTTATTGAAGATACATATAAAGATCCCTTTATTGCTCACTTTATTCCTCCAAAGATTGGTAACATAGGTAAATTTGTTCCTTACTCAAGTGTACCTGAGAATCACTGGCTGCATGGTTTTCCCCATAAAAAAGCCAAGTAGGAATACACCAAAAATAAGAAACCACGTAGTCTTATCAATGTTCTTGAAAACATCAAAAGTTTCCTGATTCTGATAAGGTGGTTGTTGATATTCAGATGGATGAAAGTAATACTCCTCGGTGGGTTGCGGTTTTTCATTACTTTCATCTTTCTCCTCCTGAACATCTTCCATTATAGGGTTATAATCAATAGGATTACCGATATCAGTTTCCATTTTCTATTATAGAAGGGGTTTTTTTTAAGTATATTATTCCTCACTTTCACTTTCATCATCTACTACGAAATCCTTGAGATTACCATTTTCATCTGCATCTGATTCATATTCTTCTTCGCTATCATCGTCGTCGTAAAGTTCATCATCTGTATCGATATCCGAATCTATATCTGTGTCGTGTTCATCTGTTCCATAATCATCTTCTAATACCGTTTCAGTGGGTTGAAATAAAACAGGTTTCTTTATCTGCCTTCCTGAGCGAGTATGGGTAACTACTATAACCATTTTAGGTAGTATTGTGTATTATTGTTTAAGTAGTTTTACAAGATTATTGTCTATTATCGTGTGTGTTCTAGCCTTATTCTTCTTTCCTTTACAAATTGGGCATTGTTGCGTTATTTTGTTACCTTTTATGATGTAAGACATCACATTGTCTGGATGATCTCCGCGAATTGATTCACAGTAACTTGATGTTGTAAGTGCCACGTGACTTGTTTTGTTTCGTTTGACACTTACAACTGTCGTGTCCGCCTGTCCATCCATGATCTTCTGTATAAATCTCTGCAACAAGGGCTTCACCTCAGTCTGTTTAGATTGTGGTTTTTCAACGAATTTCTTGATTTCTGGACAACTCTGGAGTTCTTCCTTTTTGGGATACAATTTGTTGACAATAACACTCGGTAACTCATGTCTCCGTCCACAGAAGTCTTTACAGAACCCATCTTTCCTTCCTCTGAGCGTTTCACAACGACAGAAACACTTCTGTATGATAAGTTTTCCACTGATAATGAACCATACATGATTTGAATTGTGTTCTCTCCGTAGGTTCTCACAGTAATTAGAATTAGTGGCAGCTAGAAAGGTATTCTTGTGTTTGAAAAGTTTAGTGATGTAAGCATTTGATTGCCCTTCAAGATTCTTCCTAACGAACATCTGTATGAGAGATTTGAGCTCTTCATCCTGAAGTTCATCCTTTGTTTCATCTTCTGTAAAAGAACCCTCCCTGACAGGTGCTGAAGGTGGCTGAACAAATGCCGTTTGAGGAGCATCTGTACGAACTGCAGACATTTTCAAAAGTTCCACACTAGGTGTGGGTTGTACACGAATAATTGTACTCAAGGGCTCTGGGGTGTACATGAAAACGGGTAGATACGCGAGTTGGTTCACTTTACCCTTGTCACACCCCGGGCAACCTTGACCACCACAGGCATCATGCTTGGCCCTCTTGTAGGACCACGGCATTCTAAAACCACTGCCTTTGGTCTTTCTACGAATGTCACCATACACAGCTGCGTCTATGATATCATTCCAATCATATGAACTCTTAGCTGTGGCGAGGGCTACGAGTACATGTTCTCTTAAAGCAATCGCCGAACTTTGGTCTACAACAAAGTCTGGCCAGTTTAGATGTACTCCAGTCTTGATAAAGTCACCAACCGTCTTTGGGGGTGATACAGAGATTAAACACTTTTTACCACCATGACGCTTCACTTTGTCACATATGATTTTACAAATGGATTTGATCTCCTCTATAGCGAGGGATTCTTTGTCCTTGTAGTCAATGTCAATGAAGAAATTGTAGGTGGGAGTCTTTTGTTCCACAACAAACAGCTTCTCATTGGAGCTAATAGCCTCTATGTATTTATCATAGAAGTCGTTCAACCTATCAAATGGCACAGAGAGTTTTCCTCCGTCCATGAGCACATGTGATAGATTGGTTGCATTATCAAATTTTTGAGATGCGCACCAACTCTTAAACATATCTATTTATTAGTCGTCGTCTCTAAACCACTTCATAAATGATACATCTGGGTACACTTTTTTTTCAGCTAATTCTTTCTTTATAACTAAGAGTTCATAAACGGTTTTGTCTTTATTGTCATCTTTCCATTGATTGATTTCATCTTCACACATTCCCCGATTCTTATCAAGAAGCTTTTCAATCTGCATCAATATGTAAGCCTTAGACTTCATTATTTAATAGAGAAGGTTTTTCTATTATGAGAACTTATGCACGAGTAAAACTCTGGATTTTTAATCACGTTATCAACGATAAGTTTCCAACGCTTTCGTGAGTTGAATTCTTCTAAAGTGTCAAAACTCATAAAATCATTCTCGTCATAGGTTTTCTTGTATGGTTGATGGTTAGCCTTCTTTACTGATGTTTTTTGCTTCTCTTCATAGAACTTTCGCACCATTTCCTGTTGTTGAGATCTGGTGTAATTGACAAAAAATATGAATACATTGTACTCTAACTCTACTGTAGGGCTTTCCTTGTGTATAAACTTAAATTCTGTATACTGACCATTTTTTAGTGATACAATCCCCCTAGTCTCTTCTTCCAGTTCTCTAAGAGCACAACGTATTGGGTTGTAAATTTCTCTTCTTCGGCATCCTCCTGTGACAAATATCCATTCCTTGAATCTCCAATCTCTCACTGTGAGGAATCTCGGTTTTCCGTCTGCAAAACTAACCGGTATCGCAATCGACTTGTATTTTTTCATTGCTCATTCGTTAAGCTACAATATACGGATATGTTTATTCAATCAGTTTTTCCTCTTCGGGGGTCATTTCCGACAAAACATCGTCATCTTCGTCTCCATCAATACCATTGAGCCTCTCCATGACGTCTTCTGAGAAATCTCGGAGTTCATAAAGTTCCTCCCGAGTTTTGTTAAGTTCCCGAAGTAGGAAAATAACACCTATAATAGAAATGGCTGTGGCGATCATCATTACATTCTCGTGGGTAAGGGAGATCATTTTTATAATACTCTAGTTTTATCTTTTTAAGTATTCTACATCAGTGCTCCCATACGAGTTCTACCCACTGGAGGGCACTCATATGGAGTCTGGGCAAATTGGACGGCTTCGTAATGCGTATTTTGACAAGACTTTTGGGTTGATGGAGAGGGTTGACCAACAAAAGTCTCGAGTGTCCTGGATTTAGGATCGTACGTCAATACAAAAACGATGGCGAGTAGGAACATAAGATCCCACATTTATTATTTACACATAAAATTAGTTAGAATAGAGTAAACCGCCCATACCATTTTCTATACGGAGGATGTTGTAACCGACCGCGTAGACATCCTTGGCAACCGACCGGGTGTCGTTAACGATGCGAGCCGAATCGAGTCGGCTGAAATTTAGGGTTCCAGTGGGCTGCAGCTTACCGGAATCTAAGCAGAAGGGGTAGAAGAACAGAGTCTTGGCTGTAGCGGGGTTGGAAGCATTGGAGGTGTGGTAATAGAGAGGTACGTTGGTGAAGTTTGGATCAGCAAATTTGAAGTCCGCGACATCAGTACCGTTGATTTGGAGCTTGATCTTGTTGTCATCGTTGAGGATGGAGAGAGCGGAGGTATCCGCGGAAGCGAGGTACTTCACGGGGTGGTTGAAGTTCAACTCCTGAATCTTAGAGTTGGAGGCAATCGCCTTTTGGACCTGAGTGATGAGCATGTTGAGGGGCTGAGAAGCGAACATCTCACGCTCCTGGGTATCAAGGTACGCGTAATTCGCGTAGACATCCCACTTCTTGCTGGAATCAGCGGCGTTGGGACCCCAAGTGATACGCAATTCTACATCGTGATACTGCAGGCAAATAAGTGGGAGAGCAGTCTGCCAATTCTCACAGAAAGCGAAGCGGAGAGGGTAGAAGCGCTCGTCGGTAGAACCACCATAGAGATCACCAGCGACCGACTTGGAAGAGGAGGTCGCGGAGAGAGTGGGGGCGATAAGGGTAGAGTAGGTAGAATCCTGTTCATCCACAAGCTGACCACCGATTAGTAATTCGACCTTGGAAATTACAGTCCTCCAATCAGCAACGGCAACCGTCGTAGTTCCTGTATTTGGGACGAGGTAGACATAGTTGAGCATGTCACCCTTGCGCTCGAAGCGGACGGTGGACATACCGTTGTTAGAGACGTTGCCTTGAATGACCTGACGCTCAACAGTTTGGGAAAAATTCGTATGACGTTTGTAAGTGGAGCGGAAAAAGCTAACCTCGGGCTGACCGACGAGGTGTACATCCTGAGCACCGACGGCGACGAGTTGAGCAATACCACCAGACATTTTATAATATAGTGAGAGTTTATTTTTTTAAGCATTCTCGAGAGCTTCGATCCGCTTTGTTAGACTGAAAACTACATTTTGGAGAAGAGTGATTTGAGACTTTTCCAAATTTACTCTGTCTAAGGTGGTTCCGCTTGGTGTTGATGGTTTCTCCGGCCAAACGGGATTTTCCGGATCTTCGGTCGTCGAGGGAAGGTCGCGTAAAGCTTTACGGTACGCGAGCCATATACCTCTCTCCTTATCTCCTATGTGGTAATCTTCTGAAAAGATCCAATCCACCTCGGCGAGGCGTCTGTTGCGTTCTCGGCGGAGTTCCTTAAAAGCTTCTAGTGTACTTTGTCTGGAGTATTCTTCATCGTATTGATCTTGTGTATAATCATCTGGTAGAGCTTTGAGAGTTTGACCTCTG